TTATCCAGATACTTATCAACCTCAATAAGGACAGCATCTTGTAAACCAATGTCAATAATTTTCATACCACTTAATAGTTTCTAAAAGGGCTTCATCGAAATCAAACCTTGACTTCCATCCTAACTCATATTCAATTTTTTGACAATCAATCGAATATCTAAAGTCATGTCCAGGTCGATCCTGAACAAATTCAATATTAGATTGATCTTTATTCATTAACTCAATAATTCTACTTACTATGGTCATATTGTTGAGTTCAGTTCCTCCACCAATATTATACTTCTCACCAACCTTACCATTCTTCCAGACTTCTACAAGGGCCTCACAATGGTCCTGAACGTACAACCAATCTCTTATTTGCTCTCCCCTACCATACACAGGAACCCTTCTATCTTGTAGAAGATTGCAGATAGTTTTGGGAATCAACTTATCACTACTCTGTCTTGGACCAAAGTTATTAGAACAGTTAGTAATAACTGCAGGGAGGTTGTATGTGTTCACATAAGATTGAACAAAATGATCACTTGATGCCTTTGATGCAGAGTATGGATTCTGTGGATCATAGGGTGTCTCTTCTGTAAAAGGAGGATCATCTTTACCTAATGCACCATATACCTCATCAGTTGAAATGTGCATAAACTTTTTAACACCACTCTCAAGAGATGCGTTCATTAAGTTTACAGTACCTGTGATGTTAGTATTGATAAAAGGTAAACAGTTTTGAATTGAATTATCTACATGACTCTCTGCAGCAAGATGAAAGACATACTCTGGTTTATGCTTATTAAAAATTTCATCAACCATATACCTGTCGGATATGTCTACAGGATAAAAATTGGAAAATTCGGAAACAATATTTGGATCAGAAACTTCTGTAAGAAAATCAATGATTACTATCTCACTATCATAGAGAGTAGATAAGTTCTGAAGTAAGTTACTTCCTATGAATCCTGCAGCACCAGTAATAAGTAAACTCATTTTTGATTATACTTCTCCAACAGTTTAGGTGAATATTGTGCAGGTTCTCTAACTTCAGGTTTCTTTTTAAGTTGATCCAACTTCTCTTTCTCTAGTGTATAAACTCTGTTGCGAAGTTCGGTAGAGGAGTATTTGTGTTGTCTCTTGTGATAATGAATCTCAATGCCATTATCAATACAATATTGTTTTCCTGTAAAGTCTCTATCCTTATACTCTTCACTTAGAAATCTAATGTCAATTATCTGAGTCTTAATCATATTAAGAAGATCTTCTTCAGTTTCATAAACAAGAATTTCATCAACATACTTACAAGCTTGAACCTGAACATATCTCTCATATACAGACTGTGTTGGTTTATTCTTAATCCCAGGTCGATCAATAGTTGGATCAACTTGAAGTGCAACAATGAGATAATCACATAACTGTTTCTCCATTTTCAACATAGTCACATGACCCGCATGAAACAAATCGAATGAACTACAGTTAAATCCTATTTTCATTATATCAACCAATATTTTTAAATTATACTAAAAAAGGGTGGTTTATGCAACCACCCCAACTAGGTTTTTTCATGCACGCCACTTGCTCTTAGGAAAAGCAAGAAACCTTATAAAGAAAGATCATTGAAGTCAAGTGGAAGTCTAGCTGCCTTTAATTCTTCAAGAAGAGATGTATATTTGTTTTCTAGAACTGCGATTCTATCATCATCTCCAGTATTTGATTTTTTCTCTAATGATTGAAGTCTTGCCTCAACTTCAACATCATACTTGGACATTGCTGCCCCATTGGCAGACTTTGCTGCGGTTCCTTTAGTTGACATAGAACTATAAAATTAACTCTTGATTATTTAGTTTTAAGAGGGTCTTATGACTCCACCAGGACGAGTTTAGCGACTTACCGAGTCTGTAACATAACAAGGAACACCATCTGGATCTAACCATTTGGTGTACTCAAAGTCATCCATCGCAGTCAGAAGTTGCATCTGATTATCTAAAAGATACATGTCACTATACCTTTTAGACCAACTATTTGCTTTCTGAATACGATAGTCTGGCATACCATTGATTTCCAATGTACCACACTCAACGTAACGATAAGGAAAACGCTCTAAGAGAATTTTCATACTACCTCAACAGTTTCAAGATCAATTGCGACTTGCTCCATTAAAATTTCATAGTCATCTAGAGGATCTCCAGAAAAAACTACTCCACTATTTTCATAATAACGACGAACCTTTTTGAAAAGTTTTGGATTCTTTACATCAAGGAAAATTTCTCCATTTGAAGCAGCACGAAGAGTGCTAAGATCTTTCTTGAATTTTGCTGTAAGTGCCATCGTTCTGTGTGTTGACCTTGTTATTATAAGGGTTGACAGGGTTTCTGTCAAGTGCTTCCTGTGAGGATCGAACTCACCTTAGGCAAATTATGAGTTTGCTGCATTCACCAGATTGCTAAGGAAGCGAATAGGACTACTGAGAATTGAACCCAGTTCACACCGTTATAAGCAGTGGGCATTAACCAATATGCGATAGTCCCAGATGATGAACTACTGAGCTTCGTTATTTTGCTCAGTATGTATTCGTATTAGTTCATCATCGGCAGGCATCATTACTGCTGCGCTACCATCTTCTTTGACAATACCTATAGTTTCACCATTTTCAACTCTTTCGACAAGTTCGTCAAATCTACTTTCCCATTCATTTATCGTAAAAATTTCCATTTTACTTATTTTTCTCCAATAAATTAGTTTTAATTTTGGTCAAATAATTATAAAGTGGTTCAAATTCATATTGAGATTTTGAATCAAGTTTTAATGTCATATCAAATTCATGATTTCCAACTAAATCTTCAATAGTATAAGTCTGATAATACCCTTTAAAGTGTTGGACTAAGATAGAAAGATTAACTTCTTCTAAAAAATCATTCAGCAGTTCATCATATTTTTTACCGCTTGGATGATCTCTATGTATTTTATAATACCTTTTAGCAAACCATTTCATTTCTTCATAAATTGTGCTTGAATGCATTTTAATATCTATAATAGAATCATTATAGTAACAATGGCAAAATGATGATAACAAATTTTCTACGAAAACTGCATTGTATTCTGCAATATGATTTGGTTCGTCTTCATAATCCCATTCCATATTTTTATGCATTGCACAAATAAAGTGTGCAATATCATGACATGCTTTTGTTGGAGGAGGTTCTATATTTCTTCTCTCTTCTTTTTTTCCAGATTCATAAAGTATTTCAGTAAACACTTTTCCGTGCCTCCATTCCCACTCAATAGATTTTACAGAATTCATTTTTAAAATAAAAAAAAATCGGGGTGACAGGATTTGAACCTGCGACATCCTGCTCCCAAAGCAGGTGCGCTACCAAACTGCGCTACACCCCGTGGGTGGTAGTTCCTATCGCCGCTGACCCGGAACTACCAAGGGGGATCACCGCAGTCCACGCAGCTGCACGTATGCAGTCTGCTGAAGACCTCTACAGTATACTACTTGCTATATTCATTGTCAACTCTACTTATTTTATATCATAAAATTATCTATCTATAGTCTGTACGCTCACTATATTCATCTTCCTCTTTATCAACATCTTTATATGCATTACGAGTAAAAGGATTCTGTTTGGTATAATTATTTTTATTAAATGAGTAAAGAAGGGTTTTCATAACTATGAAGACTACCATTAATGGCAGAAAATATATCAAGATAATTGATGGTTTCATCGACCCCTATTTTTTATAGACCATGTTATTTCCATAGCAATAACCATCAATGTAATAAATCCAAAAACAAATAATCCGCTTGTCATAGTGTTATCTTTAACCAAGGTAATAGTGGAGGGATCACTCCGATAAGTCGAAGTAGACCCTCAGCAAAAAGTGAGAGAACAACCCAACCAACACACATAGAGATAATTCCAGCGTTACGATTATGCTTTCGTATTGCATCGTCAATCATCTCCTGTGCCTGTTTTCTGGTTACATAGTGCTCTGGTTTTATTTCATTCATCCTGTGAGACATTGGGCAAATTACTCATAGGGTCTGGTAGTCCCCCAACTATAGCACAAGCTCTTTTATAATAGAAGTTGTCTGTTGTGCCGTTTTCCTCAAACTTTTCTTTGATGATTGCCCAATTGGCAAATTCGTCTGGATGCATGGTAGAAATAAAGTGTCTACAGTACTATTTAATATAGATAAAGACTACACTATTTTTGACTATGTGTATTTGCTAACGGAGAGTCAGGGATTTGAACCCTGGAAGGTATTACCCTTGCTGGTTTTCAAGACCAGTGCCATAAACCACTCGACCAACTCTCCCTATTTTACATCAAAGTCCAATCTACGAACCTTACGTCTGCGTCTTTCTTCTTGATAGATAAGTTCCTGACTAGAGAAATGACTATCAATCTTTCTCTCTACATTATTAGATACCATTACAACTTTATCCAAGTCTTTGGCACCAATCTTGCTATCCACAATACTCATTTGATTGGGACAACCGCAGAACTGAACTTTGCTAGTGCTTGTTAGTTCTTTTCTACACTCTTTACATCTGATAGTAATCATTAGGCATACATTGAATTCGACATGCTCGAAGAGGGGATCGAACCCCCGACAACCTCCGTGTAAAGGAGACACTCTACCGCTGAGTTATTCGAGCAAACACTACACTTATCCGTATGCTATATGGGCGTCACACCCAGTATACTGACAGTTTGTAATGGAGCAAAAAGAAAGTAACCAACTCTCTAGATCACAGTGTGGTTAGCACCGTCGCGGGCGAGCTCATTCCCCGTCGAACTCCTCCACCTGGACTCGAACCAGGGACAGGGTGATTAACAGTCACCTGCTCTACCAACTGAGCTATAGAGGATTATCATACTCTTTTTTTGTTTTAAAGTAGAGTTTATAATATGGTTTTTTCATTTTGTCAAGGATTTTCATATCCTCTTCAAATCCCATATACTTACAGAGTTGATATGATCCTTCTAACTCACTAATCAATCTTAGAATGTTAGCAGGATGTTTCTCAAGTCCTCCAAAATCATACTTTGACATAATAATAAATTGGAGAAAGCGGAATACCAGAATCGAACTGGTGACGAAAGGTTGGAAACCTTTAGTTTTGCCTCTAAACTAATTCCGCAAGCGACTCAGGTTGGACTCGAACCAACGACCGACTGCTTAGAAGGCAGTTGCTCTATCCAACTGAGCTACTGAGTCATTGACTAAGAGTTAATTTCTCTCAATACTATCACTGTTTTCGACAAAATCATCATACTGCTTTTCTGTGATTTCGTCAAGTGATACAACTTCTAAATCTTCTTCTGGATCAAACCATTCATCAAACTCTGCCATGATTGCAAATTGATCATGCATTCTCTCTATACCTTGTCCATTATACTCTTGAACTTTGTCAATTGCCCACTGTCGAACGTCTGCAACAATTTCTTCAGTCTCCATCATAATAATCTTTTCGGAAGTACCTGCTGAGGATGTTACTATTGTAGTAGGCAGGTCCTCCTGTGTCAAGTGATTCGGTAAGGACTCCATGGACAAAGAGTTGTCTTGTCTCTTCAAAGTTTGTTTTGCCACCTGTTTTATGTAAAGACAGGATAGTTCTACTAAAATTTTGTCTGCCCAATTTGTCAATGTCCTCTTTAAGTTCTGGACAAGACCCATAATACTTTCTCCAATCAGATTCTTGCTTTACTTTGCGTTTCTTTCCTTTGGGTGTTCGGAAAGACCAAAAATACTTTCTCCCAATGTACTGTCGTTGGTTTGTGAGATTGGTAATGTTATAAACAAAACCAAAGTTGTCCCGAATAAGGCTACCATCAAAGGGAGTGCCCAAATAGACCCATGGGTTTTCATAGTCAGTATCTATATTCTTCAATGATGTTCAATACCTTATCGAGATATTTATGTGCCATATCTCGATCCCCTTGCCATACTGTCTTAGGTTCTTCGTATACATCATTTTTTAATTGAAGTACACGATTTTTCAGTTCATCTTTTGTGATTTGATTCTTAGGCATACTAAAGGGGTAAGTGTTACCCCTATTTAAGCAGATTTTATCAGATTTGTCATTAATGTCACGATTCTCAAATATAAAATCGTCACACTTTTTTGCCTCAATATATTTTTCCAAATCAGAGTTGGAAACCTGAGAAGGTATCTTTCTTAACATCTTGTTTAATTCCACCAACAACATATGACTCAACCTCAGTCTCCTGTGGTGCCACCTGAAGACCCTTAGAGGAGATCCAGTGCTGCGTCCAGGGTAATGGGTTAGCGTTTGCTGCAATGTCGTATACAGGACGCAAACCTATACCCTTAAGGCGTCGATTAGCAATCCACTCAACATACTGCTGAAGAAGTTTATCATTCAGACCGATCATAGATCCATCTTGAAATAGATAATCAGCCCAACGTTTTTCTTCATTTACAGCACGATCAAATGCCTTATAAGTCCACTCCTCTTCCTCCTTCATGATCTGTGCCATCTCAGGATCATCACCTTCTCTCCACTTCTTCAGAATATTCTGAGTAATGGCGAGGTGTTGATTCTCGTCTCTTGCAATAAGGGAGATGATCTTAGCGGATCCCTCCATAAGTTTGAGCTCACCGAAGGCGAAACTACAAGCAAAAGAAACATAAAAACGAATACCTTCCAGTATGTTGACATTAGCAACTGCTCTGTAAAGTTTACGCTTGAGTTCGTACTTTCCTGCTAATGCCTGAGGTACTTGTTCCAATGCATGTTGCCAATCATTAGAATTATCATACTGATGAGCATTTTTAATAAAGTCATCATAAGATTCTGTCACACTCGCAGCACGTTCTAAGATACGAGGATCGGTAACAATCTTATCAAAGACTTCTGAGGGATCACTATAAACATTTTTAATAATGTATGTGTAAGAGCGACTGTGGATCATCTCCATGAACCCCCATACTTCCATACATGCTTCTAGTTCAGGTAGGGAACAGTAAGGAATAAATGCCATACCAGGACCACGACCCTGAATGGAATCAAGCATAATCTGATACTTGAGGTTGCTTGTATAGATATGCTTTTGTTCTGGACGCAATAATTGATAGTCACCACGATCCTTCTGCAAAGAAACCTCTTCAGGTCTCCAGAAGTATCCCAATTGCTGTGTGGTGAGCTTATCAAAGATTGGATATTTGTATGAATCATATCTCTGGATTCCCAGAGGTTTACCGAAAAACATCGGTTGCTTTTTAGTATTAACTTGTTCAGTGTTAAAAACAGTCATGCCTCTAACATTAGTATTAGTATTTTCCACAGATGATATTTTAAACTGCACAGGATTCACACTCTCCCTCCTCGGCGTGTTCTAGATCGGTTAACAAACTATCCAAATTTGGTCTTTCTTCTTCAACCTCATCATTCTTACTATCGTAAGTATTTTGGTAATAAGAAGTTTTCCAACCGTACTTATATGTAGTTAAAAAATCTTGTGCCATTACGGACACAGGTACTTCATTGTCTGGATAATTTTCTGGATTGTAACTCCAATTACCAGAAATTGCTTGGTCAAAGAATTTCTGCATAACAGCAACAATATTAATATATCCAGTGTTATTTTTCATTTCCCAAAGAAGCGTATAGTTATTCTTCAACGTAGAGTATTGAGGAACAATCTGCTTAAGAGGTCCTTTCTTTGATTTTTTAATGGACAAGTAGTCTCTAGGAGGTTCGATTCCATTGGTTGCATTTGACACAACGGAACTGCTCTCTGATGGCATCTGTGCAGACAATGTTGAGTGCCTGAGACCGAACTCATTGATAGATGCCCTAAGACCGTCCCAATCATGTACTAACTCCTGACCACAGATTTCATCAACATCACTCTTATATGTATCAATTGGAAGAATACCATCAGCATATTTGGTTCTACCAAAATCGTGACACCATCCCTTCTCCTTTGCAATCTGATTTGAAGACTTGAGAAGATAATATTGGAAAGATTCTGAGAGTCCATGAACAGCATCCCATGCCTCCTGAGAGTCGTAATTATATCCAAGTTTAGCAAGGTAATGTGCTAGACCAATGAAACCCACTCCAAGCGATCTACGTGCCTTTGTAGCACGTTCTGCAGCTGCTACAGGATACTCTTGATAGTCAATCAATTCCTCAAGACTACGAACAGAAAGATCGCAAAGATCTTCCAACTCTTCATCAGATTTAATCTTACCAATATTAACTGCAGAAAGAATACAAAGTGCAATCTCACCCAGTTGATCATCAATATGATTAATAGGATCTGTAGGAAGTGTGATCTCCTGACAGAGGTTACTCATATTAACCTTATCCTTGAAGGACGAGTGTGAATTACAATGATCGATGTTCATAAGATACAACCGACCAGTCTCTGCTCTCTCCTTCAAAATATCTAGGATAAGTTCCTGCGCCCCGATAGTCTTTCTTGGAACAGACTCATCTCGTTCAAAACCCACATATAGATCATCGAACCTGTCAGTACCAAAGGAATCATACAGACCCGGTACGTCATGCGGTGAGAACAAGCTAATTTCTCCATTCTGGATGAAACGCTCGTAGAAAATCTTTGAAATTTGGATTGAGTAGTCAAGTTTACGTACCCTATTGTCTTCTGTGCCTTTGTTGTTTTTGAGAACAATAATGTCCTCTATTTCTTGGTGCCAGATAGGAAAGTGAACTGTAGCAGAACCACCTCTGATGCCGTTTTGAGTGCAGCATCTGACAGTGCTTTCAAACTTTTTAAGGAAGGGGATAACGCCTGTGTGTTGTACCTCTCCGCCTCTGATCTTAGCGTTGATGCCACGAATTCTGCCTGCGTTAATACCGATACCAGCCCTTTGTGCGACGTATTTACCAATAGCCATATCGCTGCTAAAGATACTATCGAGGGTGTCATCAACATCAACGAGAACACAAGATGCAAATTGACGCAAGGGTGTCCTGACTCCTGCCATGATCGGTGTTGGGATGTTGAGTCGGTGTTTGCTGATTGCGTCATAGTACCTTTTAACATAAGACATTCTTGTCTCTTTGGGGTATTCCGCAAAGACTGTCAAAGCAATCATGATATACATGAATTGTGGAGTTTCATAAACTCCATTTGTGCTTCTATCCTGTACTAGGTATTTATCCACAACCTGCCTTAGACCAGCATAGGTAAAAAAGAAATCACGTTCGTGATCAATAAATTCATTTGCTTTACCAATTTCTTCTTTTGAATACTTATGAAAAATCTCTTTATCATATACATCTTTAGATGTACAACTCGCAATATGATCTTCTAAATCAGGAAGTTCTTTCATTTTCCCATAAAGATTCTTCCTAATAGAGAAGAGTAAAAGTCTTGCTGCGACAAACTGATAGTTGGGATGTTCCAAATCAATAAGGTCAGAAGCACTACGGATGAGAATTTCTTGAATTTCTCCAGTTGTTATACCATCATAGAATTGAATTCCAGATTTCATCTCTACCTGACTTGCAGATACGCCAGCAAGACCTTGACATGCTTCTTCTACCATGAGATGCATTTTATCTAAATCTAGAGATTCAATACGACCATCTCTTTTTTTAACTTTTGTTCCGTTGCTCATATTTTTTTCCAGATGTTAAACTTAAGTTTTGCTTCTAAACCAGAGTATGTATTTGATTCTATCACAGACTG